CTGCTATGTTAAGTAAAAACGAATTTGTAATGACAGCAGATGCTGTTAGAGGAATAGGTGATGGCAACATTGAAAAAGGCGCTCAAAGGTTGTATGATCAAATGAAACAAGCGGAGAAAAGAGTAGTATAATGGCAGAAGTAACAGAAACAAGGGTACTCCCACCGGAGTTTATAGAAGCAGCTGGTAAAACTTATTTAGGTGATCTTGCTAAGGCAACAGGTCAATTTAAAACCGCTGATCTTGCAAAAGCATATGGTCCACAATTTGTAGCTGGACAAGATCCTTTGCAAACACAAGCACAAAATTTAGCTACTCAAGGTATTGGAGCTTATCAACCTTTTTTAAATAGAGCTCAAACTGCACAAACAGCTGCAGCCGGATTAACAGGTCCAACAGCTTATCAACAATTTACGTCTCCATATCAACAAGATGTTATAAATGAAACATTAAGAGAATTTGATGTACAAGCACAAAAAGGAATTCCAAGTATTGCAGCTCAAGCTGTAAGTAAAGGTGTTCTTGGTGGAGGACGAGAAGGTGTAATGAGAGCTGAGTACCAAACAACAAGCGACAGGAACCGAGCAGCATTACAAGCACAATTATTAGCTCAAGGTTTTGGTCAAGCTCAACAGGCTGCTCAACAAGCATTTATGAATCAACAAACTTTAGGTAACCAACAATTAAATTTAGCTGGTCAGCAACAACAATTCTTAGGTCAAGATGTTGGAGCGTTATCAACTCTTGGTGCACAGAACCAAGCTCAACAACAAGCTCAATTACAAGCTCAACAACAGTTAGCTCAACAACAATTACAACAGCCTTTAACTGCTGCTCAACAGTATGGTCAAGGTGTTACAAGTTTAATCGCTGGATATCCAGGTCAAAACACTCAAGTAACTGCACCTAGTCCAAGTCCAATTGCAACAGCAATAGGAGCTGGTGGAACGTTAGCAGGGATATATAGAGCTTTTGGATTAGGGGATTAATATGAAAACTTTTAGAAGACCTATGTTTAGAAAAGGTGGTAACGTAGGTGATGGTATCATGACTGGTATTGTAGATAGATCTATGCATGCTGAAGATCCTATTGTAACAGGAAATAATTCTTTTTTATCTAATGTGGATATAGGTGAACCAAAAACTCAAGAACAATACATAGAAGAAATTAAAGCTGGTGCTGGTGACTATGGAGGAATGGATCCTCTAACAAGTTTTTTATTAACTGCTGGACCAAACGTTGCAGGGGCTACAAGTTTTTCTGATGCAATTCAAAGATTACAACCAGGAACTCAACAACTACTTAAGGACCAAGCTGCTAAAGCTAAATATGATAGAGATATAAGAATGGCTGGAACTAAACTTGCACTAGATGATGAACGAAGATTTGATGATAGAAGATTTAACTTAGCATTAAAAGCTGATGATAGATCTTATCAAGAGTTTTTAAGAGATGATGAGAGAGAGTATCTTGCAGGCATTAAAAAAGATGACAGAATTTATAACAAAGAATTAATTGACGATGAAAGAAAATTTAATTTAGATTTAATACAAGACTCAAGAGCTTATGATAAATTACAGCTAGAGGATAAAAGAGAATATGATGCTAAAATATTAAATGAAGCTAGAACATATCAAGATATGAAAGACGAAGAAAAAAGAGAATACGAGAAAAAATTAATTGAAGAAGGAAGAGCTTTTGAATTAGAGAAAATTATAAGAGCAGAAGATTTCCAAGAAAAACTTTATGACAAAGAACAAGAAGCAGCTAAACGATACACAGAAAAAGATTTTATAGAAGTTTATGAAGGTGATACTTTACAAGCTAACAATAGAGCTAACTTTGAAAACAACAAATTAAAAACTAAAGTTTTAGAAAAATTTGGATCTCAGTTTGAAGGATTCTTAAATGGTCCTAATGATCCTCAAGAATCTACAATGATTAAAAAAGGAAATAATAAAAAAGTTGGTAAAGTTTACTACGATGTAAACACTGGTCAATTTAAAATATACAATAAAAAAACTGATGGCACTTATGGTTTCCAACTAATAGAAGATATTGACACTTATGTAAAACCAATTCCACCAAAAGGTACTACAAAGGAAGAAAAAGACGCTGAAATAGATGAGAGATATAATTACTTAAGTGATGATCAAAGAAGAAAATTAGAAGAAATAAGAAAAAACAATCCTCAAGATTTTAGTTACGGAATCTAGGAGTCTAAATGGCAGAGTTTTTACCTCTAAATAACGCCGAACAAAACAATGAAACAGCGTGGTACACAGCTGCCGCTTCTGGTATTGCGTCAGGTTTATTAAAGATACCTGAAGGTGTAGTTTCTCTTGCAGCAGAACTAATTGATCTTGGAGCAGATACAAATACAGCAGCAAGTGTAGAAGAATTTTTTGATAAACTAAATCCTTTTGAAGAGATAGCAGAGGAAAGAGCTATAGGTAAACTTACAGAAACATTA